TAAGAAGGCGGAGTATTTAACTAATCCGGCTTTGTGGGCTGAGGAGGTTTTGGGTAAACGGTTGTGGTCGAAGCAGCGTGAGATTGCTGATTCGGTTGTTTCTAATTCGCATACTGCGGTGGTGTCGTGTAATGGTGCTGGTAAGTCTGGGCTTGCCGGCATTTTGGCTGTTTGGTGGGTTGCGGTGCATGACCCTCGTGATGTGGCTGTGATTTGTTCTGCTCCTACATATATTCAGATTGCGCGTGTTTTGTTTAAGGAGATTCAGGATAATGTGCGTTTGGCTCGGGAGCATGGTCATGCTTTGCCGGGTTATGTTACGCAGTCGCAGGAGTGGAAGTTGGAGGATGGCACTGTTATGGCTTGGGGTCGTAGGCCTGCGGATAAGGATATTGTTTCCGCGTTTCAGGGTATTCACCGTAGGTATGTGATGGTGGTTTTGGATGAGGCTGGTGGTATTCCTGAGGACCTTTATACTGCTACTGAGGCTGTTACGAATACTGAGGGTGCGCGTGTTTTAGCGATTGGTAACCCTGACTCTCGTGGCACTCCTTTTCACCGTATTTTTAAGGATGACCCGACTTGGCATAAGATTAAAATTTCGGCGTTTGATACACCGAATTTTACGGGTGAGGTTGTGTTGGATGAGTTGCGCCCATTATTGATTCAGCCTGAGTGGGTGGAGCGTCAAAAAATTTCGTGGGGTGTGGAGTCGGCGCGTTACAAGTCTAAGGTGTTGGCTGAGTTTCCTGACGAGGCGGATAATACTTTCTTTTCGCAGTTGGCGATTGATGCTGCTGTTGATTGTGATATTGCGGATGATGCTGAGAATCGTGCAGTGTTGGGTGTGGACTTGGCGCGTTTTGGTGAGGATGATTCGGTTGTTTACATTAACAGGGGTGGTCGTTGTCGCAGGTTGGATTCTTGGTCTAAGGCTACTGCTATTGAGTCTGCGAATCGTGTGCACAGGTTAGCTGTGGAACATGCAGTGTCTGAGGTTCGTGTGGATGCTGCAGGTTTGGGTGGCCCTGTTGTGGATTTGTTAGTTAATTTGGCTGATGGTAAATATTTGGTTATTTCAATGTTGGGTTCGGCTGCGTCTCCTGATAATACTCGCTGGTTGAATGCTCGTGCAGCTAATTATGATAATTTGCGTGAGGGCATGTTGGGTGGTGTGTTTGATATTGACCCTGATGATAAGTTGTTGATTGATGAAATGTTGATGATTCAATACAGGTTTAGTCAGAAGGGTGCTATCCAGATTGAGTCGAAGGATGATATGCGTGGGCGTGGCGTGAAGTCTCCTGACTCTTTGGATGCTCTCGTGTATGCGACTGCTGATTTGTCTAATGTGGTTGGTGGTAAGTTTGTGGACCGTCAGCCGGGTGATGTTATCGGTTTTGATACTGCTTTGTTGGATTCTAAGTTTCCGTTTTATTCTGAATGGGTTTGGTAGTAAAAAAATTTTTTGTGTGATAGAATAGTTTTACACCTATTTTGAGGATTTTTTTATGACTTTTGAGCAAGTTTCTGGTAGTTTTGATTCTGTTGCACGGAATGAGTTGTTGGCGGAGTCTTATGCTGCGATGGCGCAGGCTTTGCTTCGTTTTGAGGATGAGGGTTGGACCCGTTTGGAGGGTTACACTTCTGAGGCTGGGTTTAGTTTACAGAATTTGCAGTCGGCTGCTGAGCATATTCGTCAAGTTTCTGAAGCTAACCCGTTGTTGAAGCGTGGCGCTGGTTTGAGAACTAGCTACATTTTTGGTCGTGGGGTTTCGTTTACGGAGCAGCCAGCTCGTGTTGTTCGTGCGATTCAGGATATGCAGAATCAGGATGTTTTGTTTTCTGCTGAGGCTCAGGTCATTAATGAGCGTAGCCATTTCACTGATGGTCAATTTTTTGTGTTGGGTAATGTTGCTTCTAAAAAGTTTCAGCGTATTCCGTTTAGTGAGATTACTGCTGTAGTCACTGACCCTGATGACCCTGAACAGATTCGTTACTATCGCCGTTCGTGGACTCGTATGATTCAAGAGTTGAATAGCCCTAATCCTAAAGCTATGGATATGAATGTTTGGTATCCTGCTGACACTTATGAACCTGCTGGTTCTTTTGCTCGTTCAATTCAGGGTCAGCCTGTTGATGCTGGTTCGCGCATGTTTGCGTCTCGTGTGAATCGCAGGGCAGGCCAGATTTGGGGTGTTCCTGACGCGTTCCCTGCGCTGCCTTGGGCGCACGAATATAACGAGTATCTGAAAGATGGTTCTCGCATGTTGAAGGCTTTGTCAATGTTTGCTTGGCAGTTGAAAGCTAAAACTAAAGCTGGAACGACTGCAGCTGCTGCAGCTATCGCTACTCCAGCTAATGCTGGTTCGACTGCTGTTATGGGTAATGACATGGAGTTGTCTTCGTTGCCTCGTTCGGGTTCTGTGAATTTGAATGATGGTCGCCCTCTTGGTTCGATGGTTGCTTCTGCTTTGGAAGTTTCTGTTGTTGCTTTGCTTTCTGACCCGGGAACTGCTGGCGCTTATGGAACTGCACAGACTTTGGATGTTCCTACTGTGAAAGCTATGGAGGCTCGTCAGCAGGTTTGGACTTTGTTTTATAAGCGTATTTTAAAGTTCCTTGGTTCTAACATGGACAGGTTGGAAATTAACTGGCCTAAGATTGAGACTGAACCTTCTCAGCGTTTGATGCAGGCTTTGGCTTTAGCTAAGGAGTCTAACGCGATTTGGGATGATGAGTATCGTAACGCTGTTGTTGAAACTTTGGATATTGCAAAGTTGCATGACATGCCTCCTTCAGCTGAGGCTGCTATGGATGCACAGGGTAACTCGCCTGACTCTTCTAATGATTCGTCTATTGTGCCGGGTCAGGGCCAGTCTGGTGCTGTAGGTTCGATGCAAGACAATTCAAATGATTTGCGTGACGCAGATAATGCGCCTACTGCCTAACTGTGCAGTAGTGTGGTATAATAATACAAGTAAGTAAACTATTGGAGTTTTTATGGCTGTTTCGCTAAATGAAGCTGTAAGTTTTAGCGCCAACCCAACTAAGGGTAACAAGTGGCGTGTAAAAGTTATTGAAGCTGGCTGGGGTTCTTCCGGCTTTTATGGTCCTGAAATGTTGCAAACTTATGGTCCTCAAGTTTTTAAAAAGGGCACTAAAGTTTTTATGAATCACCCTTCGCTCACTGAGTCTTCGGACCGCCCTGAGCGTGACATTAATCAGCTTGCTGGTAAACTTGTTTCTGACGCTGTGTTTGTCGAGAACGGTCTGGTTGCTGATGTAGAGTTTTATTCTCACTATGCTCCGATTATTAAGGAGATGGCTGGGGATGTAGGTTTGTCTATTCGAGCATTTGGCGAAGCCAGTGTTGGTGAGGCAGATGGGCGTAAAGGCCCAATCATCGAATCGCTAATTGAAGACCCTTTGACTAGCGTTGATGTCGTTACTGTAGCTGGAGCAGGTGGCAAGTTCCTTGACCTCCTTGAAAGTTACACTAGAAAAGATGCTGAAACCGAACAGGTGACAGAATCCGTATCGGAAGGAAATGGAATGTCCATTACTAAGGAAGAATTTGATGCAGCAATTGCTGACCTCAAAGCTGCCTTCGTTGAGGCAATCACGCCTGTAGTCGAATCAGTTTCGATTCTGGCTGAGGCAGCCACTCCTGCTGAGGTTGAAGAGGTAGAGGAAGTCGTTGAGACTGAGCCTGCTGTTGACCCAGTAGATGTTGCTGTTAAGTTCAACGAATCTGGTCTACCTGCTAAGGCTCTTACTCGCATCGCTGAAGCGATGAAGTCTGAGTCGAACATGAAGACCATTGATGACCTTATCGCAGAGGAGAAGGCATATGTTGCTGAAATCTCTGAGTCTGTCATCGCCCCTGTAGCTGACACCACTGGTGTTATCCACGAGGCAACCAAGTCAAGCCTAGCAGATGAGTTCGCAGCTGTTGTGAACCGCATTTCGGGCAAATAGTAGAAGGAAAAAGTAAATGGCTCTTAACGAGATTTACAAAGATGGCAACGAGCTTGTCCTTCCTGTAGCCAGCACTGTTAACTCAGGCGACTTGGTTCAGGTTGGTCAAATCATCGGTGTCGCACAAAATGACGCAGTTCAGGGCGAGGATGGCAACTGGTATGCTACTCTCAAGATGAATGGCGTTTTCAAGTTCACTACTTCGGTAGCTGTAACTGTTGGTGCTGCGATGTATGTTACATCGGGTGGCACTATCAATGTTACTGCTTCGGGTAACAAGTTCATCGGTCACGCTGTTACAGCTAAGGCTGGCACTTCGGCTGGCATTGTTTATGTCCGTCTAGTTCCTGCTGCTGCGTAAGGTTAGGTATATTATGGAAAACATTACTCCTCGTCAAGTAGAAGCTGCTAAGCTTCTCGAAGGTGCACTTCGCGGTGACCGCAATGACAAGCTTAAGCTTCAGGAAGGTATCTCTACTAGCGACCTACCTGTTCAGCTTACCCCTACCATCAACAAGATTCTCCTAGAGAACTATGCTGCTGCTCCTAAGGTTTGGGACCGTTTCTCGACTCGCCTCGTGCTTGACGACTTCCGCCCTCAGACTTTCCAGAGCCTAGCATACGATGACGATGGCAAGAACAACCAAGGCGACACTTTCCGCGATGGTTCACTTCCTACCGTTGGTGAGTATGACGAATACCCGACCGCTGGTTGGTTCAATGTTACAGAGAAGACCCTT